TTGCTTAATTACATTGTTTGTTTACCAATGTGCGTAGACGATTATATCCGCGAAGAGTCAGAAGTGTATTCTGTCCAAAATGCGTACAGATCTTCTACCCTACATAAGAATAGTGCCCATGAAACAAAGCAGACCATGCCGCCGTTTTTATTCGCCCTGCCACTAAACAGAAAAGACTATATCTTTGATGTTACGAATAATTTCTATGCAATCATAAACATATCGGTGTATATCTGGCAGTTTCCAAGGGCGAACATTAGTGAATAATAGCAAAAAATGAACGAATGTTCGGTTATATTTCCCACAAACCACACATATACTGTAATGTAGGTGGTAGTTGCGACAGGGAGGGTTATTTATGGATTATAAGAAAGAGATTATCGGGATGATAAATGGAATAAAAAAGACAGGTACATTAGAATACCTGTACACATTCATAAAACTATTTCTGGAGAAGTGGGGCGATTAGGCCCCACTTTTTTTAATTAGAAAGCATGGAATCAATTAGACTTAAAACAATTTTCTGATCACGTTCGCTTAATAATGAGAATTTTGAAATCAGATTAAAATCTTCTTTCGCCTGATTAGGTGTGTCTTTTCTAGCACGTCCTACATTAAATCCCATTAACCACGACTCTGAAACATTTAGTGCCATTCCTAAGACAACCAGTTTTTCTTGACTAGGTTCTGTCTTTCCGGAAACGTACTGGCTAATATCCGACTTATTCATTTTCACATTGTATTTCTTACAATATGGAAGAACAAGATTAAGAATATCAACCTGTCTCAGATTACGTTCGTCCATCAAAGTCTTAAATCTTTCTGATGAACTAACTTTTTCCATTATATTATTCTCCTTTCGCTTTCTGATGATAATATACCACATATGAAACAAAAGTTCAAGACTTAAAACAAAAAAGTTAAAAATATTGAAAAAATGTATTGACATAGCATAATGGCGATGTTATATTATAATCAGTTCAAAACATTGAACTAGAAAGGAGTGCAGATATGGCATTTGATTATAGTAAGCTCAAAGGAAGAATCATCGAAAAATATGATAGTCAGAGTTCCTTTGCGAATGCTATGGAATGGTCGGAGCGTACATTATCGTTGAAGCTTAACGGAAAGCTGTTTTGGAAACAGTCAGATATTTGCAAAGCAGTCAATCTGTTGGAGCTTTCTGCCGATGATATACAGGACTATTTTTTTAAAGAAAAAGTTCAAAGCTCTTAACTAGCAAGGAGGCGAAAACAACGAGCCAAATAAAAAAGTTTTTCCACTGGTATTTCTGCGAACCAAGAAAGACATTGCTTGAATGGTTTATGAAAAAATACCCAAACTTCCCAATACATATTTCAATAGCATCTTTACTGCTAATAATGCTTCGCCCAGAAGTGGAATCCTGTATACGTCATATCCAGCAAATAGGGCAACAATTGATATTACTGTTGGGATTATAAATCTAATTCGTTCTTTGCGCTTGATTCGAAAGTACATTTTGCAATTTCGGTTCACGGTATAAACTCCGTGATCTCGGTCAAGCAGACCTAGGCGGTTCAGATAGCCTAGTGTCTGGTATCTAAAGAAACGATTAGATTTGATAATCGGTAACAAGCGGAGAGTTATTCGCTCACCAAAGGATAACTCAATGTTGGAAAAGTCAATATTTTTCATTTTAATCTCCTCTCATAGGAGAGTATATCACAAGAAAGGAGTAAATGTATGAGTAGATCACTTGAAAAAAGGATTCGTTCATTGGAAAGAAGAGCTGCCAGTCTTGAATCGCAACTTCAAGACCAGCAACAAATTATTTCTTCTCAGCGTCCGAACGTCCGCCCTGAATCACTCTTAGATCAGGCGGCTCATGATGCTCAGTCAGGTGTTCATATTCCAGCATTCCGAATGAATCTAGGTAATCGAACATTATTTGAACAGAAGACTGAATAGATGTGTTTACGGCATTTCTGATGATTTGTAATTGTTCTTTTGATATGCAAGGTTCGTCTTCCGGCAGACCTTGTAACAGGCTCTGAGCAATATTGGCAGAATTTTTAGACAGGATTCTTTCAACATCAGAGTTAATGGCCGACATAAATTCATCATAAGTCATTTTTTAATACCTCCTTTCCAAAGGAGAGTATAACACAAAATCCAAAAAACGAAACAAGGAGGTAAAAAATATGAAGCGCCATCCGATTATGGAATATGTGATTCCGGCAATTGCAGCAATTGTGGCAACAGTTTTAATCCGTTTAGTGCTAGGGTGGTAAGAAGTCAGGAGGTGAAAACAATAGACGCATTACAATTTAATAAAGCCGTCAGCCAACACTGCAAAGAATCCGGTGGAGACTGTTGCAAATGCGACCTACGGCTTTACTGTTACCTATCGCCAAGTGAGCGACCAGATGAGTTAGTGAGCCTGGTTATTGATTTTTTGCATAACCACATTGAAAACCATGGTCATTATACCCATCACAGTGCGGCTTCATTTCCGTGTATTGATGATATGGACATGAGCACCGCAATAGGCGGCGACTGTTACCAGAAACCTCATACTCTTCATAAACAGTCACATGCTTGTGAATCTTGTGGCAGTGATACAGTCGAGTGATTGTTTCAACCATATAATTCCCCTTTCGTTATACTCGGCATGTCGGTGCCTGTAAAAGCATTATAGGTAGAGGAGAAAGGAAATACAATAGGTGATAAATAATGGGAGCAAATAATTTTACACATTTTACCGGAAAGAAATCTCCATTCAAAACTCAAAAGAGAAAGAAGAAATCAAAGGTAAAAAAAATTCATAAAAATAAATATGAAAGGAGCATGAAATGAGCGAAGTTGATACTTACATCAAAGAAAATGCAGAAGTTCATCAGTTCGCCGCAGAGGTTGCGAGAATCATATCTGGCATTCCACAGATGCCAGAGTTCTCATCAGAGAGTATGAGCGTATCTGATGCGAGTCAACTGATCGGACTTCCTGTAACATCAATTAGAGCAGGAATTGTGTACGGATGGTTGCCGATTGGTGTGGCTGTGCAGAATAATAAACCAGCAAAAAGCCTTTCCGGTGGCCGAATCACATACATCATAAGCCCTAGGAAAGTCTATGAAGTGACTGGTCATGTCTGGAAAGGCAAGGCTGCTCTCAATAAGTGAGTGCCCCGGAGGGAGATTGAGCCTCCACCCCGGAGCTTTGCACCCACTAAAGCACCTTAGTGGATACAGGTTAATTATAAGCCTCTATCTGCTAATTGTAAAGACAAATAAGAACAAATAAGGAGAAATTAGCCAGATATGAGTGAGATTAGAAACGAAAATCAGCCAACATGGGCTGACATTGAAGTAGCACTTGCGACCGAAATCGTTGAGGAGAGCAAGAAGAAATCAAGAAAGTGGTTCACGGCATGGATTATAACAGCTGCCGCACTGGTAGCAAGCAACCTTGCGTGGATCATAGGAGGTATCAGTGAATAATCTGAAAAACATCATCTGTGCCGCACTAATCGGGAGCTTTTCCACATTCCTTCCGTTTTGGCAGTGGGGTGGACCGGGCAGACAGCTTTTTGCGGCGGCAATGACCACGATGATTGTATATGGAATTCTCTGGGATATTGATACGCCAGAGAGAAAGGAAAATGAAAATGTTTGAGAAAGAAATTGACGAAATTTACGAACTCTGTAAAAGAGTTGCAAATGAAGTTCCGACAGCAAACGCCTCGTTCAATTATTCGATTTATGGCATGAGTGTATGTGGACTTAAAAGGAAGGAAGATGTCAGTCTTCCCGAAGGAAAATTTAAATGGGATTTGTATCAGAGTGTATCTTTTGATCCGTTTTACGAAAAAGAAAGTCGTGAAAGTCTCAATAAAATCAAAGCTTTCTTGCTGGAACTTCTGATAGATGGGGGGGGGTGCCCGTTAAATGCTGAATCAGACAGAGCTGAAGCTCCTGCCGACAATGGAGCTGATAACGACAGTGAACGAGCTTCTGGGGGAGCTGAACAGGCGGAAAGCGTACATTCTTGACTGGGAGAACCCGGACATGTATCTGAATCATCTTGAGTATCATTGCGCTGGCGGAATCTTTCCAAGTGGCGAGCAGAATCCAGCGCGAGGAGATGGCTCTGACAATGTTTACTGTTTCTTTAGCGAGGTGAAAAAAGATGCAGGAGAGAATTGATGAAATCCTTGCCCTGATAGACGAGCAGCTTTCCCTTGTAGCTGATAACTACATCGAGAGTTCGTACAAGGCGAGGACACTGGCGAGCTACGTACAGGCTCTAAATGGGCTTTTAATGGCTCAGAAATCGTATAAGGAGGAAAGTATTAGTGAGAAAGACAAGTGAAAGCGGTAATGTATCAATTTATGATTTGACAGTAGATACAGCAGGACTTATGCAATTAATGCACGCAGGCAGGCAAACTGTTACGGAAGTAGGAATAGCGGCGAAAGCTAAAATTCGTATTGGAAACCGTGTTTTATGGAATGTATCCAAAATTAAAAAATATTTGGATGATATAAGCGAGGGGGAAGATAACGATGAGTGAATTTGAAATTCATATTCCGGCAAGGAAGAAGCAGGCAATAGCTGAAAAAGACGCAGCAGTAAAAGTAACAGGCGAGGCGTATAATGCACTGACAGAAATTTACAATGAAAGCACTTTATCAATGCGTCAGATCGCAAGTATTCTGATTATCGAAGGCAGCAAACATATCGTGTACGACAAAGTGGAGGTGTGAGATATGGCAAACTTAATTGGAATCATGGGCGAGCCTGGGAGTGGTAAAAGCACATCCCTTCGCAATCTCAATCCAGAAGAAACTTATTATTGTGATTGTGACGGAAAGGGTTTGAATTGGAAAGGCTGGCGAGATCAGTATTCCACTGATAAGAACAATTATGTGAAGACCAGTTTTCCACAGACTATAGTCAAATATCTTTTAAACATTGCAGAAAAAGCGCCGCATATCCATTATTTCGTTGTTGATACCGTAAATAACTTAATGGTATCAGACGAAATGAGAAGATGCAAAGAGAAAGGCTATGACAAGTGGATGGACCTCGCATCGAGCATCTGGGACTTGGTGGATATTCCGTCAAAACTCAGAGACGATTTAACAGTAATCCTGCTGTTCCACACGCAAACAGAAATGACTGACGCAGGCTATGAGTTTACCAGAATCAAGACTAATGGAAGAAAAACTGAGAAAAACAACATTGACAGTAAATTTAACTGGTTGCTCAGATCAATGAAGCAGGAGAACACCTATTGTTTTTCAACCACTTCTCATAACGACACTGCGAGAACGCCGCTGGGAGCGTTTGAAGAGGAATATATTCCGAATGATATTACGAAGGTCATTGAAGTTATGAAGGAGTTTTGATGAGAGAACAAAACTGGTATGTATTTTTAATAGGCCGGTACGCCTATCGGATAAGATGTGAATCGCATTATATACATCAATTATACCATGATAAAGCAATTCGTGAGTACAGGAAATGTGCGAGTAAAGAAGAAGCTATTTCTATGTGCTATGACTATAACAAATATTTTAAAAGGAGATAAAAAATATGGCAATTAAAAGATTTGGAGATTACGAAAAAACACAGGCTTATGGAGATTATGAAGCGCTTCCAAAAGGTGGCTATGTGGTGAAAATTCTTGGAGCTGAGCTTTGCAGCAACAGCGTGGGCCAGTATGTAAAAATCAGCTGCGATATCACAGAAGGCGAATATGCGGGCTTCTATGCAAAAGAATATAAGGCTCAGCAGAATGAGGATAAGAAATGGCACTGCAATTATCTTCTGAATATCCCGAATGATGACGGATCAGAGAAAGATAACTGGACAAAAAGACGCTTCAAAACATTTACAGAAGCTCTTGAAGAATCCAATCCGGGATATCATTTTGACTGGGATGAGCAGAAGTTCAAAGGCAAAATTGCCGGCGGTCTTTTTAATGAAAGAGAATATGAAAAGAATGATGGAAGCATTGGAAGAGCTACCAATTTGGCAGCCTTCTGTAAAGTCGATAAAATCCGCTCAGGTGATTACAGACTTCCAAAAGACAGACTTTTAAGCAGCAATAATTCTTCACGCGCTAATTCAGATGATTTCATGAGTGTTCCAGACGGTACAGATGAGGAGCTGCCATTTAACTAAACTAATGGATATTTTTGATCAAAAAGAAGTCTTAAAGTCTTTCCAGATTCTTGTCGATTCCAGAGAACAAGCGACTGAACGAGCGGAGAAGCGGTATAAATCCTTTTCCGCTCCATACAGTCGAGCAACATTGGATTATGGTGATTATACCTATAATGCAATATTGCCAGATGGCAGTTCACTTTTTGACACATGTGAAACCATTAAACCATTCTGCGTGGTGGAACGGAAAATGAATTTAGATGAATTGGCTGCATGTTTTACCAGAGGACGCGAGAGATTCAAAAGAGAGTTTGAACGAGCATTGGATCAGAAGTGCAGGATTTATCTCATTTGTGAAAATTCGAGCTGGGAAAACCTTCTAAACAGTAAATATCGAAGCAAATTCAACTCCAATGCATTCCTGGCTTCTAGCGTTGCGTGGATGGTCCGATACAACATGAATGTGGTTTTTTGCAAGGAAGAAACATCTGGGAGACTGATAAAAGAAATTTTATACAGAGATTTAAAAGAAAGACTTGAAAGGGGTGATTTTGATGGATAAAAGCTTGTATGTTTATGTAAAATTAATAGATGCAGGATTCAGTGTGGAAACATTCAATAATGGAAAACAATTTAATGTGCGTGATAAAAACGGCATAATTCAGAGCTTTTATACTTCTGGAACAATCGTTGCTCACGATGCAAATAATAAGATATATTCCATTCGGGAAAAAACGGTAGTAGATTTCATTAATCTCTTAAACAATCCAGAAATATTAAATCAGTTCATAGGAGTTTGTGATGAATGAATATCCGAGTATGTATGATGCAGCTATCGAATATGCTAAAAAAGGATTTGCTGTCTTCCCGTTAAAATACCGTGATAAAGTTCCGCTTACCAGAAATGGATGTAAAGATGCAACTACGGACGCAGCTCAGATAAAAGCCTGGTGGCAGAAATACCCAAATGCAAACATAGGTCTTGCGACTGGCTCAGTTAGCCAGAATGTATTTGTAATTGATTTAGACATTGATGAAGATCGCGGAATAGATGGATACCATTCACTTGAAGATTGGCAGCGCGAACACGGGGATTTCCCAGAAACATGGACAGCTATCACGGGGCGCGGCGGATACCATTTGTACTATCGCGGAAATGGCAAAATAAAGAACCGTGCCGGTATCATTGATGGTGTAGATATCCGTGGAAATGGCGGATATGTAGTAGCTCCTCCATCAATACATAAGAATGGCAATCGGTATGAGTGGGAATATTCACCGGATGAATTTGAGATTGCAAAGGCCGATAACAATGTAGAATACTTCTTGAACCATGACGATCAGAAGCAAGGCACAGCTTTTACCATGCCAAATATCGTGGCAGCAGGACAAAGAAATCAGATGCTTTTTCGTTTTGCGTGCATGATGCAGGCGAAAGGGGCTTCAGACCAATCAGTGTTCGCTGCTACCATGGCTGAGAATGAAAGCTCCTGCTCACCTCCATTAACTGAACAGGAAGTCAAAGTCATTGTATCAAGCGCGACTAGATATGATAAAGGAAAACCCATTCACATTGATTCAGAGGGGGTTGCAACACAGGGGTGGAGGGAGCCGGAGTTTGATTTTACAGAAAAAGGAACAATGATTCAGAGCATTAAGAATATGTGTGAAGCCATTGAGTACGACCCTGATTTATATGGACATATCAAATATAATGAGTTATCATACGCACCCTTTGTTTGCGGAAGTCTCCCGTGGGAGCACGTAAACATGTACAGGGAATGGAGTAACAGTGATGACAGTAATTTGAAGTCGTACATTGAATCAAAATACGGACTAAAGAGTCTGGAGAAGATCATGGAAGCACTTAATATCGTGGCAAACAGAAACAGATTCAATCCTGTTGTTGATATGCTTACTGACATTCATAAGAATAAGTGGAATAAAAAGACGGGATATATCAGCAAATTACTTCCAGAATATCTGGGAGTAGAAGACACAGAGTATTCCAGGGAGTGTATGAAACTGTTTATGTTAGGCGCGATCAGCAGGGCATTTCATCCGGGATGCAAGTTTGACTACATGCCAGTATTATACGGCACACAGGGAATTGGAAAATCTACATTTCTGAGGCTCTTATCGCTCAATAACGCATGGTATAACGACAACTTCAACACAGTCGAGGGTGACAAAGCCCCGGAAAAGCTGCGTGGCATGTGGATGGTGGAACTGGCAGAGCTGCTGGCTACTAAAAAAGCAAAAGAAGTCGAGAGCATCAAAGCATTTCTGACATCCACAGTGGACACGTACAGGCCTCCATATGGACGTAGAACAGAGCAGAGACCAAGAGTGTGTGTTTTTGCCGGAACAACCAACAATGACCGTTTTCTGACTGACAGGACAGGCAATAGACGATTCCTTCCGATAGTCACAAGGAAGGATCATGTTCTGAAATCCATGTTTGATGATCCACAAGCCGTAGCGTCCGACTTTACAAATGCCTGGGGAGAGGCAATGGAGCTTTTCGAAAAGGCCGATAGAACGCCTAAATTAATTCTTCCGAAGAATTTGCAGCAATATATAGAGGACAAGCAGGAGGAATTTATGGAAGAGGATGTGAGGGTCGGAATTATTCAAGAATGGTTAGACCATACAGCGGAGCCACGTGTTTGTGTTGCAATGTTATATGAGCAGGCGCTGGGTAACGAGGGCCGCAAGCCCACAAGGTTCGAGTCCAATGAAATTCACTCCATCATGCAGAACTGCATTGACGGATGGGAAAGAGAAAATGGCGGAAAACGGGTGAGATGTGGAAAGTATGGTCCACAGATATGCTATCAAAAAGTCAGAAAATTAAGTGAATTTGAAAAAATGTGTCAGTGTGAGATACCATTTGAATGATTTTAGTTACGGCTAGTTACACTTAGTTACACTCTGGAAACACCCTCAAACCCTTATAAATACTGGATTTTTTACTTAGTGTAACTAATGTAACTAATATTTTACTATAAAGTATATTTTAATATTATATAAAAAGGTAATTATAAGGAAAATTAAATACTTATGTTACACGTTACACATTTAGGGGAGAAGAAATGGCAAGCGTAAAGAAAGATGATATTCCAATGATGGCAATGTTTATGCCTAAATTATGGGAATTAATAAAAGAGTTTTATCTGGTTGAACTTACAGATGAATATTCAAAAGCAGCTTATGACCGCTGTATGGAATTGATGGAAATATACCCAGATCCATTAGCCAAAGAATTTGTTTTAGCATTTTGTAAATTTATTGATTCCAAACAAAAGGAGTTGAGAAAAAATGTACAAACAGAAGTATAAAGAAGGTCAGCAGATCCACAAAGACATATATCTGTACATCTGCCGGTATATCAAAGAACATCGGTACGCACCGTCTTATAAAGAGATTGCTGACGGGGTTGGCGTGTCAAATGCCACAGTGCTTCGCCACATGGATATGCTGCGAACAGATGGACTGATCGAAACGGATCACCCGAAGACACCGAGAGCGTTCCGGCTGACAGGATATGAGTTCGTGACAAGGAGGAAGAAACATGAAACTGTATGAGCTGTTCAAAGGTACTGAATATGTTGGAGAGTTCACCCTTGACGAGATCATAAGTATCACAGGAGCGCATCGGAGTGCACTACTCAACAGCGTGGCACGTGGCGTCCTCGTAAATGACTTGTGGGACGTTTCTCCGGCTCATGATCGGACTTTAAACCGGAATGATGATGGCTCATTGCTTAAGCAGTTTGAAGCCGTTGCAGGGCAGATTAGGAGGTGTGTGAAGCGTGAGTAGTAAACTTAAAGCAAAGCCACGAAAGCAGAGGTTTCCTCTAGCTCAGTCCAACCAGGCAGCTCAGGCGTTTGGACGAGCTATGCAGAACTGCCATAGCCAAATCAAAAGCATGGAGAAAGAAGCTTATGAGAATGGATTCAACGATGGGGAAGACTGGAGTGATACGATTAATGTTGTTACAACCATGATGGCTCTGAGGCGTTTATATGGCTTTTCTACGAAACGTTTGCTCACAGTCGCACAAACTTCCAATGAGTACATCAAAATGGCAAATGAGGGCAAAATGAGCGTCCTGAGCATGATGCAGGACATTGAAGAGAATACAGATGTAATATTTGACGAGATGAATAAGAATCTGGTTAAGAAGATGGGAGTATAGATGAGAGATTTAATCATAGATTGCTTTGCTGGAGGCGGCGGAGCATCCGTTGGAATCGAGATGGCACTCGGAAGACCAGTAGACATAGCAATCAATCACGACCCCGACGCTATCCTGATGCACAAGACGAATCATCCTGGAACACTGCATCTGACAGAGGATATTTTCAAAGTAGATTTGCAGAAATACGTCAGAAATCAGCACGTAGCATTGATGTGGGCATCTCCGGACTGCACAAGCCATTCAAAAGCGAAAGGCGGTCAGCCGAGGAAACAGGGGCTTCGTATTCTTCCGTGGGCTGTATATAAGCACACAAAAGCAATTCTCCCAGATGTAATCATTATGGAGAACGTGGAAGAAATACAACAATGGGGGCCACTCGATGAGAAAGGACATCCGATCAAGGAAAGAGCTGGCGAAGATTATCGAAAATTCATTTCAGCAATGGAAAATATCGGTTATGAATTTGATAGCCGGGAAATGGTAGCTGCGGATTATGGAGCACCGACTACAAGAAAGCGTTGGTATGCGGTGTTCCGTAGGGATGGAAAACAGATAGTATGGCCAAAAGCAACGCATAATAAATGTGGCACAGATGGATTAAAACCATATGAACAATGCGGAGACTACATTGATTGGTCAGACCTAGGCAAAAGCATCTTTGACCGTCCAAAACCATTGGCAGAAGCGACACAGAAACGTATTGCAAATGGAATCAAAAAATATATCGTTGATAATCCAGATCCTTACATTGTGAAGAATAAAGATGCATTAGCATTCATAATTCAATATCACGGAGAAACCAGGCAAGGCGATTCCAGAGGGCAATTACTGACTGAGCCAATTAAGACTATTGATACATCAAACAGATATGGTCTCGTGACAGCTTTTATCACGAAGTATTACAAGACTGGAATTGGTCAAGGATGTGATGAGCCATTGCATACAATAACCACATCGCCCGGTCACTTCGGTGTGATATCCGCTTTTCTGGTCAAATATTATGGGACAGGATGCGGACAGGTACTTAATGAGCCACTCGGGACTATTACCACAAAAGATAGATTCGGGCTAGTAAATGTTCTGGTTGATATCCATGGAGAAAAATACATTATTTCAGATATCTTTCTCAGAATGCTAAAGCCGGAAGAATTAAAGGTGATGCAGGGATTTCCGAAAGATTACATCATTGATCGAGACTATAAATGGAGAAATTACCCGATTGCAAAACAGGTAGCAAGAATTGGAAATAGTGTGGTTCCGGTTATGGCAGAGGCACTTGTGAAAGCTAATTGCCCGTATCTGAAAGTCGGAGAGCGTAAAGCTGCACCGATGATCTACATGCAGAATAACGGACAGGTAGCATTCGGATAAATCAATCATGGAGGAATGCGCAATAGCGTGTCAGTTGTTTACATGGGGGAAAGTGAGGATGGAAAATGAAAGATAATAATTACACTTCATTTTTCAAGACGAAGCCAAAGAAAGTAGAGAGATACATTCGTTGCAGAAAATGTGGTGGAAACATGGAATGGAGTAGAGACTTTCCACCACAAATCAAATGTACGAAGTGTGGATATACGGTATATCCTAAGCCTTATGAATCTAACTGCAATGAGATTGAGAATTACAAGGAGGACACAAAATGAAATTATTTAAAACAGTAGATGAGAAATTAGCGGAAATTGGATTTGTAAAAGAAGAAGAAGACAAGTATGGGTGTGTGTATAAAAGAAAAGATAAGGAATATAATTTTACACAAAAAGTCTTCATTGGACACAAAAAATCTGGTGGACATATTTTGCAGTCATATGATCCAGATTTAGGAGATGATAAAGGGATTGGAAATACTTGTGTTGGTCTTACAGGATATGAAATGAAACTGTTTATTAAAAAGATGAAGCAGTTGAAAATGTATGCGGGCAAGGAGGACGCGAAATGTTAATCAGAAGTCAGGATAAAGAAACATTAATCAATTTCAACAATTCAATCGTAGTCAACACCATGGTGGATATTGGAGGGGTAACGAAGATGTTCTGCTCATATTCATGCGATGATTATGTTATCGGGCATTATTCATCAAAAGAAAAAGCCATGAAGGTACTGGATATGATTCAGGAAGCCTATGTAAATGGACATATTGATTATCAGATACCAGCAGATAGTGAGGTGGAAGAATGAGTCATATCAAAGATAGATTAAAGCAGTACAAGGATAAATATTCGGACTACTACAAATACGCTGGGGTGTATGCCAAAGTTATTCAAAATATGATTGAGCAGCTTCTGGCTGATCTGGAGCAGGATGAGAAAGAAAATGGTTGGATTCCGGTCAGTGAGAGATTGCCAGAAACAGATGATTATATTCTTCTCTCTTTTGCGAATTACTCAATCCCAATAATCGGAAGATGTGAAAGAGATAAAGATGGCAACGGCATTTTTTACGCCGGTGACGATTTAATATCTTGTTTAGGTAATGATTTATATGTCAACGCCTGGATGGAATTGCCGGAGCGCTATAGGGAGGACGAATCATGATTACATTCTTATTAGGATTCACCCTTGGAATCATAGTCGGAGTGGCCGGTCTTGCATGTGCAGCGATCATGTACGATAAGCACCACCCAAACGATTAGAAAGGAGCAACGGTATGCTGACAAGGAACAAAAAGCTGAAAGATTACGGTATTCCGGCAGAGGACATTGAAAAACTGAATACGATGCTGAAAGACTTCCCGGCAGAGTACGGATACCTGCTTTCCGGTGCCGCCTTGTCAGCTTGCCCGAAAAACACGGTGATAGCGGATATAGTTATCGAGAATATCTTGCACCGGAAAAGTTACAGGAAGATCAGCAAAGAAAGATATATCCCGATGAACCCGAAGGACTTTTATGGATACAGACGCAAGACTGTCGCTGTACTGTATGAGAGAATGCGGTTGTTGGGAGTGTGGGAGGAATAAAATATGAGCAGACTAATTGATGCGGACGACTTAATTGAATATATCAAAATATGGGATATTGGAAATAGCATTAGTTCTGACCAGAAAGAATTTGTCGATTGTGTTAACAATCAGCTGACAGCTTTTGATGTGGACAAGGTTGTGGAGCAATTAGAGAATTATTTATTTGAAAAATATTGTGTAGAAGGAGATGCAACAATTGATGAAATTGTGAAAGGTGGTGGAGTTGAATGAGTAACGTATCAGTCGAAACATTAGAAAAGTTAAAAGAAAACATGGTAGGGAGAAGATACAAGCACTTTAAAGGAAGAACCTACATCGTAAATGATATTGCTGTTCATACAGAATCAGATGAAATTATGGTGATTTACAAGTGCTTTGTAGACCCATTTGTGACATGGTGCAGACCGTTAAGTATGTTTACGAGTGATGTGGATAGAAAGAAATATCCACATGTAAAGCAGAAGAAAAGATTCGAGCCACTTTCTGAGCAGGAGGTGAAGTAGATGATCGATTTGACAAATAAATGTGTATTAGTCAGAACGCATGAAGAGTACGAAAATATTCTGAAAGCAGCAAAGAAACAAGGATATAGATGGTACGGCGGAAAAGAAGTGTATCCATATCCTTTTGAAGAACAGCAGATCCCGGATATATTAAAGTTCTATAGCAATAAAGAACTAACAAGAAATGCCAGCCTTACACTGGGATATGAATTAGTAGAAGCATCAGACGTAATTGAATATGAGAAGAAGATCAAAGATGCTATAAACCTTGTCATGGCATTTGCTAAAAACCCAGACAGAACATTGATTGACTCGTTTATTAAGTCCTTGAAGTTGCTTGCAGACACTGTAGAAAGTCAGATGGAAGAGGTGAAGTAGATGACTGACGAAATTTTTAATCTCATGGAATGCTTCCCTGAAAGCTACATAAACAGATGCGGGGAAATAATCCTTTCCAAAAAAGGAAATGTATATTTTACGGCAAAGAATTGTACTGATAAAGAAGATATCATCTGTAAGCTACTCGAATGGTGTTCGAGGTCAATGGCAAAAGGAGAACCATACAGTTCGTGTAAAAGGAACTGTGAATGGAGAGACCAGCTAATATCAAGCCTTAACAGATATCTTGGTACAAACTTTGACCAAGAGGATATATACCGGATTTACGATCAGCTCGGGAATGCTGTAAATCATAAACTGACGCTGAGATTTATCAGAAGCGATTTTAATTTGGCAATCATATATCAAGAAGTAAAAGAGGTGAAGTAGATGGAGAGATTGACACTTGAAGAACAGGGTTTGTTTGTGAGGCTGCCGTGTAAGATTGGAGATGATATTTATAAGATTCCGAGCAAAGTGAATTACGATTTAAATGTTCTGAATGGATATAAAGCAAATAACAGAGTGTATCATCAAAAAGTTTACAGCATTGTATTTTCACAAAGAGGATGGTTCGTACAGTGCGATAAAGACAGTATTTATGCCCCAAACGTTATTTGCGTTGACGTAGAATACGGAAAAACATGGTTTCTCACCCCTGAGGAAGCTGAGAAGAAGTTGGAGGAGATGAAGAATGGCAAGTAAAACTATCAAAGCAATGGGCGCTAGCCCTATTACAAATACTATCTACTATGGGAATGTAAACGAAGAAAAAGGCTTATGGGTTGGTGAGAAAAAAGACGTAACCGATATGGCAATTGCCTCTGTATTTGAATGGTTTATGAATCAAATGGATGGAAAAGAAGAGTTTGCGATCTCATATCCAAATGTTTCAGAGTTTACGTTGAAGATGGTAAGAGAGGAGCGATAAATATGTCAGACAAGCTCACACCAGACATAACCCCGCAACTCGCCGTATCAGCGTTCACAGTGCTACATCAATATTGCAGATCAATTAGTCCACATGACTGCATCAGATGTGCGTTCTATGAACATTGCCCGGAATGTTTCATGGGGTGTCCGGGAGATCAGGGCGAGGTAATCAGAAAATTACAAAGCAATGAATAAAATTAGAGAGTCGGTATTTACCGGCTCTTTTTTAGCGCAAAATTTCTCAAACATGTACCACAACTTTTCCACCAACCTGTGATAGAATATACTCAGAAGTATTACTATGGGATTTTATAGCTTAATTCAGAAAGGATATGATTGGATGTTGATAGGATGGCAAATGATCAGAATTTAAATAATGGGGTGGCCACACAGTTTCGAACAGGCGAGGAACAGGCGAGAATTGCAAAAAAAGGTGGCATTGCGTCAGGTCAAGCACGTCGTCGAAAGAAAACCCTTTCTGAATTAGCAAAAATGATAGCCGAGAACCCTGCCCCGACTGCTGCAAAAAAAGAACTTGCAAAAATGGGGATTGCTGATGAAGACGCAAATAACATGGCGGTCGTAGCAAATTCTCTGTATAAAAAAGCGGCAGATGGAAATATACAGGCTATCGAAAAATGGGAGCAGCTAACAGCAGCTTCAAAAGACGATGATGAAAAATATGAACTTCCTGCCAGAGTACTCGGCAAGGCGTTTGTGGACATTAATCGGCAAATCAAGCCTAATATCGAATATGTATTCGAGGGCGGCCGAGGTGGTCTGAAATCTTCGTTCGTAGCTTTTAAGATTGTTGAACTTATCAAGAATAATCCTCAGATGCACGCCTGTATTACAAGACAGGTGGCCGGTACTCTGAAAGATTCTGTATATGCCAATATGAAGTGGGCTATAAACGAACTTGGGCTGATGGAAGAATTTGAATGCAAGGTGTCGCCGCTTGAGATCAAGTATATTAAGACAGGACAGACAATATACTTCCGTGGTCTGGACGATGAAACCAAACTGAAATCCATTAAGCCGGAGTTTGGCTACATTGGAATCCTCTGGAAAGAGGAAAAAGATCAAATGAAGGGAGATGCCCAGGAACGTTCTGTTAATCAGTCAGTGCTTCGTGGTGGCGATGAATCCTATGATTTTTCATCATATAACCCACCAAAATCAAAATCAAACTGGGTAAACAGAATCAAGCTCACGCCTAACCCAAAAAGAGTTATTCATCATTCGAGTTATCTGGAAGCCCCGGCGGAGTGGCTTGGACAGAAGTTTATTGACGATGCAGCACATCTGAAAGAAATCAATCCAGAGGCCTATGAGCACGAATACCTGGGTGTCCCAAATGGTGACGGCGGAAACGTATTTGAATATCTGGAGATTAGAGATATTACAGATGAAGAAATCAGTCGCATGGATCGTATTTTCGCTGGCGTAGATTATGGATGGTACCCGGATGCCTTCTGCTATCTCCGAACTTATTACGATTCTGCTAGAGAGAAAATATATCTAATTGACGAGCTATATGTAAATAAATGGAGCAACTCCAAGACCGCTGATTGGATCAAGAAAAAAGGCTATGACGATTATACGATGATATGTGATTCTGCGGAGCCTAAATCCGTGAATGACTTCCGAGACGCCGGACTCCCTGCCAGAGGAGCAATCAAAGGACCAGGAAGTATCGAGTATGGTTTCAAATTCTTACAGACAAAGACACTTGTCATTGACCCGAAGCGGACACCGAACGCATACAAGGAAATTACGGAATATGAGTATGACAGGGACAAAGAGGGAAATGTAATAAGCGGTTATCCTGACGGAAACGACCACGCAATCTCGGCACTTAGGTATGCTTATGAGCCGTTATTTAACAGGAGGGGGTACAGTGCATAAAATGTTAGATAGGTACTTTTCAGATAAAATAAATAAATTCTTAAGCATCGGTTTAAAAATATATGGATCATCTGACATTAACGAAATTTTAAAAGTTGTAGAATATGAAGACATTATTGTGAGAGATACTTCTGTAAGATGGATGGATTTTAAAAGGTAGATTAAATGGGACTTATAACAACACTAAAAAGGTGGTTTAACATGATTTTCAAAAAACAAGCCGAAGAGGACTTCAATATCCAGGCAGCAGAATTCCCGGAGATGGAATCACTGATTAACCGGTGTGCGAACATATACAGGGGTGTGCCGGAATGGTTAGATGATAAGAATAACATCAAGACGATTAACTTTGCAAAGTCCGTCTGCTCAGAGACAGCACGGCTCGCAACACTGGCGATTGGCATTCAGATTGATGGTTCCGCAAGGGCTACATGGCTCCAGGAGCAGATTGACAAGGTATATTTCCAGATCCGGCATTGGGTAGAATATGGCTGTGCTTATGGAACGGTATTCATCAAACCGAACGGTGAGAGCCTTGACATATTTACTCCGGCAGACGTGATGATTGTGGATTATGACAATCAGGAAATTAAAGGAATCATATTTAAAGATTCTTATACTGTTGGACGGAAATATTACACAAGGCTTGAGTATCATCGTTTTGTTGAGACCACCGTAGATGGCGTGACGGCCTATCCGTACTACGTTTCAAATAGAGCTTATGTGTCGAAATCCCCTCAGTCAATCGGTGACAGAATCGACCTCAAACAGACCAAATGGGCTGATCTCATGGCAGATACACCGCCAATACTCAAGGCAAACGGAGAAAAACTGGATGGGCCGCTATATGGAGTACTTCGAACACCACAGGCGAATAACGTGGATATCAGTACACCACTTGGACTTCCGATATTTGCAGAAGCCATTGAAGAGTTAAAGGACCTCGACATTGCATACAGTAGAAACGCCGGAGAGATTTTTGATTCTCAGAAAATTGTTCTGGCAGATGATAGACTGCTGATGCCAAGCGGTACGCCTGTATCAGCCATGTCGCCACAGGGTATGGAGAACAGACGGAATGAGATGAATTTACCGCACTTTGTCAAGAATGTATTTGGTGAAGGACAGGATACGTTCTATCAAGAAATCAATCCACAGCTCAACACAGATACCCGTATAAGCGGTATAAATGCCCTTTTAAGCCAGTTGGGATATAAGATTGGATTCTCCAACGGGTATTTCGTTTTCAATGAATCTAGCGGCATTCAGACAGCTACAGGAGTAGAAGCAGAACAGCAGAGGACAGTCCAGTTCATCAAGGACGTTCGAGACAAACTGGAATCCTGCCTGGATGAAGTAATCTATGCATTGAACGTTTATGCTGACTTGTACGGACTTGCACCCGTTGGAACATACGAGGTCAATTATGATTTCGGAGACATTCTTTATGTCAGAGAAAACGACCGTGCAAGATGGTGGCAGTATGTGACCACTGGTAAGGTTCCGGCATGGTTGTATTTCGTGAAATTTGAGGGAATGACCAAGGATGAAGCGGTAGCAATGGTCAAAGAAGCTCAGCCAGACGAACCGAAACTGTTTGGGGATGAGTAGTTATGTTAAGCCCAGAATATTTACGCCGGATAACAGATGGCAGCGAACAAATTGCTGAAGAACTGCATCAGTATATTATCTCTGAGATCGTGTCGAGGATGATGGCAAGAATCGGCAGAGGTGAGAACTATATTCTGACCAATGCCGATGCGTGGAGAATCAGAACGCTACAGGAATCCGGTGAACTGCTAGAGGACATTCTGGCGGAATTATCCAAATATACCAAGCGCGAACAACAGGAACTTCTTGAAGCGTTTGAGGATGCTGGAATCACTGCAATGAACTATGATGATAAGGTATATAAGGCAGCGGGATTAAGCCCTGTACCGCTCGAACAATCACCATCTATGATAAGACTCATGGAACGGAATATGCTTGCGACCATGGGCGAGTGGAAGAACTTCACACGAACCACCGCAAGTGCCGCTCAGAGGCTCTATATCGAGCAATGTGACCTTGCATATAATCATGTAATGTCTGGGGCAGTTGGATATACGCAAGCCATTAAAGAGGCAGTTAATAATGTTGTATCAGATGGTGTCACCGTTACATATTCGTCTGGCAGAAAAGATACGATTGAAACAGCGGTTGCACGTTCTGTCAGAACTGGTGTGGCACAAGCTACTGGTGACATATCTCTCAAACGCATGGAAGAAATGGACTGGGATTTAGTTTTGGTCAGTGCGCACATAGGAGCCAGAACAGGTGACGGCGGTGAGAATCCCGGGAACCACTCATGGTGGCAAGGTAAGATATACTCTCGTTCTGGTAAGAACAAGAAATTTCCGCTGTTCTCATTGACCGGATATGGAACGGCAAGCGGATTGTCAGGGGTTAACTGCCGGCATAGTTTTGGGGCCAGTGACGGAGAATTTAATCCTTATGCAGAACTATCAGCACAAGATAAAGCCAACAAAGGTAAGCAGTACGAAAAGGAACAACGGCAACGTACTTATGAGCGAAGAATCCGAAAGACAAAGAGAGAAGTCCTTGGACTGCAAGCAGGAGTTGATAATGCACCGAATGAAAAGGCAAAATTCGCACTCCAGCAAGACCTTGATCGGAAGTCTTATCTTTTGCAGAAACAAAATGCTGCATACAAAGATTACTGTAAACAGAACGACCTGAGGGAACTGCAAGACCGACTTATGATAGCAAAGTGGAACCGTCAGAACGCCGCTAAAGCCAGAGGAGCGGCAAAAAGATATAAGACAGCAAAGGGGATTGACTGATGGACAGATGGGAATATTATAATCCAAATCCTGCCGGTAATCGAGTCGGAGATTGTGCTGTCCGGGCAATATGCAAAGCGACCGGGTTCGACTGGGAAACAGTATTCACCGGACTAATGGTGCAGGCATGCACTCTGTCGGATATGCCGTCAGCTAATTACGTCTGGGGAGCGTACCTCTATAAACATGGGTACAGGCGCAAACTGATTGAACAGTCAGAACGATATATCTATACAGTCAATGACTTTTGCACAGACCATCCGACAGGCACGTATATCCTCTGCATAGATGGTCATGTGGTGACGGTACAAGAGGGCAAATATTTCGATACATGGAATAGTGGTAATGAAATCCCGGTATATTACTGGGAAAAGGAGAATAAATGAGCATATCAGAATTTGTACAAATTTTTCTCTCTATCTGTGGAGGGGTATCCATTGTCGGAGGGGCGGCAGCCGTAATCTTTAAGTGGATTACACCAGCATTCCGACTCAATAAGCGAGTAGAGACACTGGAAGAACATGACAAACGAGATTACGAGAGTCTCCAGAGGATTGCAGAGCGTGATTCATTGATTCTGGAAGTGTTGTCGACCATGTTGGACAGTCAGATCAGTGGGAATAATGTCGAGGAGTTAAAAAAAACAAAACAGAAGCTCACGGAGTATCTTGCACAGAATCAGCGTTAGCATTGGTAAGGGGTATGCTTATGAAGTTATATGTGTTCACGAAGAAAGATATAGACAGGTTCTTAGTAGAGTGTAATTTCACGCCGGACGAAGAAAAACTTTTTCGGCTGAGATGCAAAGAATACACTCTCGAATGCTGTGCTGAGAAAATGAACGTGAGCATATCAACGGCAAAACGATTAAGCCGGAGGGTAAACAATAAAATAATTAAAGTATGCTGATACGATAAAAGCCCCGGAGATTATCCAAGGGCTTTTTTTTGCAATAAGACTATTATTTTTTTCATCATTATGGTATAATATCATTGTCGCTTGCAGAGGATGTTTTGTAAGTGGAGCGGCCAACAATTCCGGTCGCCGAGGGTTGAAACAATAATTTTAAGTGTAAAGAGCTGGTTTTCGGCTCTTTATTCTTTTGCATTCTTCCCGTCCCCGTAACATTTGTAAAACGCCACTGTAAGCTCCGCCAGTTCCTGCGGCGTAAGCTTTTCTTTTAAGCCGTCCGGGATGCGTCTGTAGTTGGCCGCAAAAGTATCACGACACTTTCCAATCTTGCAGGCTTTTTTGACCTGCTCGAGCTTGTACATTTCTCCAAGCTCTTCTATGGTAATTCCACCGTTTTTAACTTCTTCCCGTCCTTCTTTTGTCAAGATGGACATTGCTTCTTTCTTGCTAACAACTCCGATTCCGTTGATTCTCATTTCTTTCCCCTCCTTGTTCTATTCTTCAAATCCCGGATACGGCTTGAAAGTTTCGGCCCATTGTGCCTCGTCTTCTTCAGTCCACTCCGGTTCCTCTTCCGGTTCAACCTCGTAGGAACATCCGGCAGCGTCCTCAAAGATGTTATCTTCGTATTCGGTCATCCACTGACCGTCTACAAGGCAATCATATCCGGTTGCGTGGATGAATCCAACGCCGTCCTCGAAACGATCGAACGGCATGTTTTTAAGTTGTACCCTTCTTGTAGCTTTTCCAGCCTCTGTATTTTTCATTTCACCCCTCCTGATCCGCCCCTTCTGGGGCTGTGTGCTTGTCTTCTTTAACTGTCTTTATTATACGTCTATGTGCGTTATATGTCAAGCGTATATGTGCGTTATTTTTATTTTTTTTCTAGTCTGTCGAGTTCTGACAGAACAACATCCCGGATAAAGGCACTGTTGCTCTTGCCGAGGTCGAGCTTTTCAATCCTCTCTTTAGTTCCTTTCGGAAAGACAATATTCAGTCTATAGTTGTTGTTCTCATACTTCCTTACCGCTCTTTTCTGCGCTTCTGTTGCCATGTTAATCCCTCCTTTTTTCTCAATTATAAATCTATGTGCGTTATTGCACAATACTTTTTCGATACTTTTTTGAACTTTTTAGATTGATACATCTATGCAAAAATATAATCAGAAAGGTGGTGCATAAGATGGCATTATATAACAATCCTTATCAATACAGTTTTGGCGTCCCAGGACAGATGAATCAGTTCCAGCAGCAGCCTGTCCAGATGCCAGCTCAGCCAGTACAGCAACCCCAACAGAATAATAATGGCATCCTGTGGGTATCTGGCGAAGTTGGCGCAAAATCCTATCTGGTAGCGCCCGGGACAAGTGTTTTGCTGATGGATAGTGAAAGCGAAAAGTTCTACATAAAATCCACGGACGTTTCCGGTATGCCACAACCACTACGGACGTTTGAGTATCACGAGGTAGGCACTCAGATGCCACCTAAACAGCTTGTTCGGGAATCAGATGATAAATACGTCACGCGGCAGGAATATAACGACTTAAAAAGCAAATACGAAGCTATCATAAACCGATTAAATTCTTTTTCTGAACCTGTTAGGGCTAATACCGTGCAGGAATCAGCAGTCAAGGGAGGAAACGCAGATGAGTAATCCATTATTCAATGCCCTCGGTGGTGGGATGCCACAGGGAAATGGGCCAATGCAGATGATACAGCAGTTTATGCAGTTTAAACAGAATTTTAAGGGAGACCCGAAGGAAGAAGTCCAGAAGATGTTACAGTCTGGGAAGATTTCCCAACAGCAACTTAACCAAGTTCAGCAGATGGCAGGACAGTTTCAGAATCTGCTAAAAAATATGAAATAGTACATTACAATCTGGCCAGATTGATGTAAATACACAATAAAGGAGATATAACTATGGATGGAAATTTAACAGCATCAGATGTTGCTCTTTTAACTGGAAACAACAGAAATGATGGCATGTTTGGTGGAGATGGTGCATGGTGGCTTATCGTGCTTTTCTTGTTCGCATTCTGCGGATGGGGAAACAATGGCTGGGGCAACAATGGCAACGGTGGTGGATATACAGCCACAGCAGCTACTCAGGCGGACATTCAGAGAGGATTCGATAACTCCGCAGTAATCAGCAAACTTGACGGAATCAATAGCGGCCTGTGTGATGGATTCTATGCCATGAATAACGGTATGCTTACTGGATTCAATGGAATCAACACCAACATCATGCAGACCGGCTTTGGAATCCAGCAGGCTATTAATGCCGATACTGTAGCCAATATGCAGAACACAAACGCATTGCAGGCGCAGCTTGCAAACTGCTGTTGTGAAACCAGGGAAGCTATCCAGGGTATGAACTACAATATGGCACAGAATACCTGTGCATTGCAGAACACAATGAACAGTAACACAAGAGACATTATTGACAGCCAGAACGCAGGAACAAGAGCAATTCTTGATTATCTTTGCAATGAAAAGATTTCTTCTCTTCAGGCTGAAAACAATGACCTCAGACGTGCTGCTTCTCAGGATCGCCAGAGTGCATTACTCACAACTGCAATGGCTTCTCAGACACAGCAGCTCATTAATGCAATCAATCCAGCACCGATTCCGGCATATCAGGTTCCTAACCCGAACACATATTACGGATGTGGATGCGGATGCAACACCGGATGCAATTGCTGATAACTTCATATCGAGAGTATCTTTCGATTGATTTCGGATGTCGGCTTATGCCGTTATTACACAGAGGGGCAGGCTGAGACCTGTCCTTTTGTGATATGAAAGGAGTAAAAATTATGGCAGAATTTACAAATGTAGCTGCTCAGACTGTAGCAGCAAATGGAAACGTAGTATTTTCAAACACAGCAGTTAAAGGCTCTAACTGTATTCAGCACAGAGAGGGAAGTGGAATTATTACGCTGAGAGGACTGACTAACCAGTGCAAGGCGAGATTCTTCGTGGATTTTTCTGGCAATATCGCAATTCCAACAGGCGGTACTGTCGGAGCTATTTCTCTGGCTATTGCAATCTCTGGCGAACCTGTATTATCTTCTCAGATGATCTCTACACCGGCAGCAGTAGACCAGTACAACAATGTGTCCTCTGGCATCTATATTGATGTACCTCGTGGATGCTGCGTTAATATCGCGGTAGAGAACACTAGCGATCAGGCAATTTCTGTTGCAAACGCAAACATTGTTGTAACCAGAGAAGCGTAGGAGGTGCAGTTATGAGAGATATTAAAGATTTATGCGCAAGAATTGAAGATGAACTGTCCAAAATCGCTGACAGTGGACTGACCACTGGAAATCTGGATATGACGTATAAGCTGATTGACATGTACAAAGATATCAAGAATACACAGTACTGGGACAAAAAAGTGGAGTACTACAACACTGTCCTTGATGAGATGCGCGGCGGCTACAATGACGATTACAGCGAACGTGGAAGAAAGCGCGACAGCATGGGGAGATACAGCTCAAATGATGGCAGAATGATGCCGGATTACGACAGAGGTAGTTCTTATGCCAGACGCGGTGAGCATTATGTTAGAGGACATTACAGCCGTTCTGATGGGCGAGACGCTTACGATGACTATATGACGCAGAAACAGAGCTATCGTTCCGGCAAGTCTGAGGACTGCAAAAGGAAGATGCTTGCCGCTCTGGAAGAACATCTGGATGAACTCACTACAGAAATGAGCGATATGTCCAAGGATGCGGAGTGCCGGGAAGAACGTGATCTTGTCAAGAGATACGTGGAAAAACTTCGGGATATGCTCTAATTAGCTAAAACATGTACCACAACTTTTTGAAAGTTCTGTGGTAAAATATATTCATAGGGAAGATTCGTAAGTGGTTGACGCCACTTGACATAGACATTTTTTTCATTGATTCCTCCTTTCACGGGTACGTGTCCTTAACAGAAACAGATTCGGGCGGAATCTGGAGGTTGAAAAGCGGATGCAATTTCCGACACGTGCCATTACTGTCTATATGACTTGCTCGCTCGCATAGGCAGTACGCACCTCCTTGTAAAAGGTAAATGGGCGGACAGGCGCCCGAAACAACTCGTGGCAGGCATGACACGTTAAACACCTTGCTAACCCGGGAACCCGGGTTATTCGGAATGTGCAAGTAACTGGGAACGGCCTGGTTGTAGACTAGGCCTTGATGGTTCGAATCCATCCGTTCCGCTTGTCTGGAGCCTGAAAGTTTGGCGTGGGAATAGCGCAGGGCGGCGCATGGGAATGTGATTCCGAGTTCCGGACATGTTTGCTGCCTATCGGATTGCAAAGTGGTCTCCCTTAAAGTAGGCAATAAGTGAACGTGCTGAAATGGTTCTTCCAGATATGTACATGGCAGGATGGAGAAGTGGAATCTCACAAGGTTCATACCCTTGAGAACGGCGGTTCAAATCCGTCTCCTGTAATTACCTTGCCAGTGGTCTAACTGGCTTAATCCATTTACCTGCGGCGGCAGGTCAATAAACACGACCAGGAGGATGTTATGCAGAAACTTATTGACACATTAAAATCATTTGGAATTGAGATCCCGGAGGACAAACAGGCAGATGTGAAGAAGGCACTCTCCGAGCATTACAAAAATGCGAAGGAAGTAGCAAAAACCCTGTCAAAAATCGAGGGTGAACGTGATAACTGGAAAGAACGCGCCGAGACAGCAGAAGAAACCTTGAAAGGGTTTGACGGTATCGACCCGGCAAATGTCAAGACCGAGTTAGAGACTTGGAAACAGAAAGCGGCAGATGCAGAGAAAGAATTCAATGCAAAAATCTATGACCGTGATTTCTCAGATGCTCTGAAAGCGGCACTCGACGATGTTAAGTTTTCTAGTGAAGCGGCAAAGAAGTCTGTTATGACGGACATTAAAGAAGCAGGATTGAAGCTGAAAGACGGTAAAATCCTTGGGCTGAATGATCTGATTGAGCAGATGAAGCAGTCTGACGCATCTGCTTTTGTGGATGAATCTCAGCAGCAGGCTCAGCAGAATCAGGCAAGATTTACCACTCACGTTGGACAGCAGCAGACACCGGGAAGCATGACTAAAAAAGATATCGAAGCGATCAAAGACCCGTCCGAGAGACAGGCTGCAATTGCTCAGAATATCCAGTTATTCCAGTGATTTTTACACCGACTATACACCAGAGTATAGCCGCTAACCCAATACCTTAACAATTATGGGTAGAAAGGATCTTTATATGGCAGCAAAAGCTAATCTTATTATGACAAATGATATCCAGGTAACGGCACGTGAGATTGACTTTGTAACCAGATTCGAAAGAAACTGGCAGCACTTACGTGACATTCTGGGTATTATGAGACCAATCAAAAAACAGCCGGGTGCTGTACTCAAGTCCAAATACGCAGAGGGTACTTTACAGAGCGGAAAAGTGGCAGAGGGTGAGGAAATCCCTTACAGCAAGTTTACTGTAAAAGAAAAGACCTATGTGGAAATGACTATCGAGAAGTACGCAAAGGCTGTATCTATCGAAGCGATCAAGGATCACGGTTATGAGAACGCTGTTCAGATGACCGATGATGAATTCCTTTTCCAGCTTCAGACCGATGTTACCAGCAGATTCTATGACTATCTGAAAACCGGTACACTTACTTCCACAGAAACCACATTCCAGATGGCTCTGGCAATGGCTAAAGGCCGTGTTGAGAACAAATTCAAACAGATGCACAGAAATGTGACTGGTGTTGTTGGATTTGTGAACATTCTGGACGTATATGAATACCTCGGAGCGGCTGAGATCACCATTCAGAACCAGTTCGGATTCCAGTACATGAAGGATTTCATGGGCTTCAACACAATCTTTTTACTGTCTGACAGCGAAATCCCGAGAGGACAGGTTATTGCAACACCTGTCGAGAACATCGTTCTGTATTATGTTGACCCGAACGAATCTGACTTCGCAAGAGCAGGGCTTGTATACACCGTATCTGGCGAGACAAACCTGATCGGATTCCACACTCAGGGCAACTACCACACCGCAGTGTCCGAAGCGTTCGCTGTTATGGGACTTACTCTTTTTGCAGAGTACATTGACGCAATCGCAGTAATCACCATTGATGAAACACCAACGCTTGGCACTCTGACAGTAACATCTGCGGCAGGAACAGCAACTGGTGATACAAAAATCACTGTAAATCCAGCCAAGGAAAATACTGGTAATGTGTATAAATACAAAGTTGCAGCAGACGCAGTAACTGTCGGATATGGACAGAATCTCAGAAACTGGAGCACTTGGGATGGAAAAGCCGATATCACAGCGGCGACCGGACAGAAAATCACAGTGGTTGAATGCGATGGAACATACAAGGCACTGAATGCCGGAAGTGCAAGTGTAACAGCAAAATGACAAACGCAGGAGGTAACTGGCATGGCTTATGCAGATTATGAATTTTACACAACTTCATACTTCGGTTCAGTCGTGCCAGGAACCGACTTTCCGCGACTGGCAGAAAGAGCTAGTGATTTTGTGGATACAATGACGTTTGACAGGCTGATGGACGGACTTCCGGCAAATGAACGCTCACAAAAGCGTATCAAAAAGGCGGTCTGTTCATTGGCTGAATTAATGTATCAGATTGAGCTTGCTGAAAAGAATGCTACCAATGCCGCTGTGAGTGGTGCGTCAACCGCAATCGGGTCCGGTGGTAGCACGACAGGCATTGTAACCTCTGTATCTTCTGGCAGTGAATCCATTTCTTACGCAGCACCACAGCAGATCGGGGCAAGTGCAAAAGAATGGAGTGCGGTATATGCCGCCGCCGGAGATGTACAGAAAACGAACGACTTACTCTTAAAGACAGCGTTACCACTTCTGATGGGAGTAAGGACGGATGATGGTATACCAGTTTTGTATGCAGGAGTGTGATTATATGGACATTTCAACATTAGGCTCATGTATTTCTATCGTAGCAATATGCTATGTGGTAGGAATGGGCTGTAAAGCATCAAAGAGAATCTCTGATGAATGGATTCCGGTAATCATGGCGGTTATTGGCGGGATTCTTGGAGCAGTCGGGATGGGCGTTATCCCAGATTTCCCGGCATCGGATTATATCACAGCAGTTGCGGTCGGTATGTTTAACGGGCTGTCGGCCACTGGTGTGAATCAGGTTATTAAGCAGACAGTGCAGAAAGAATAATTAAGGAGAGGGTATCATGTACGAAAAAACGGTGACGATTTTTGACTATTACGAATCAGCCACGACAGGAGATGCGTACTGGTATCCTCATGTTTTATCCGGCGTTGACCTCATTACCGACAAGGGAGTAATCCTTAAAAAGTACGGACCAGACGCAACTGACAACGCGCAGTTACATGTTCGATATACTGTCCAGAACGGTGATATAACCATTACTGACAAGGATGGCAAGATTCTTCCATGGGTGCCGCCTAAAGAGTGGAAACAGCAGATCAACAACGCTCTAGAGGATACTATCACGTTCTCGGACGAATCATTCTTCTGGGAAGGTGAGTGGACTGGCGGAACAGTAACTGACGGTGATTACCGAAATGGATTCTATCAGTACATGAACGAGAATAAGGACAATGTATTCAAGATTACCAGTGCAGGCGGTCCGTATGCACTGATTCCACATTTCGAGATTCTGGGTAAGTGATATGAGTAAGATTTATCATTTTAAAGGGTTCTCCGTAGTTGATGGGGATATGAAAATCAAGCTGAATATGGACAGGTTCTCCAAACAGTATCAAGAAGCTCAGTATCTCCTTGATGGGATGGTTATGGACAGCATGATAGAGTTTATGCCAATGATTTCGGGAGATTTTATTGACCGAACAAGAGTCAAAAGTACATCGATGCAAGGGACTGGATTTGTATGTGCTGCGGCTGCTCCTTATGGACGTTTTCTTTATTTTGGAAAAACCATGGTCGACCCTGCGACAGGTAGCACATGGGCAAGACACGATGCGGAAAAGGTTCTTGTGAGCCAGTATTCCGGTAAAACGAATGCAAAAGAGAATCTTCAATATACAAAATCACCGCATACTCAGGCACAAGCTGAATGGTTCGATGCCGCTAAACGGCAATACGGCAGTACATGGATTCGCAAAGTAAAAGCACAGGCAGGAGGTGGCAGACATGGCGGATAAGCCTATCGGAAAAGATGCAACTGGATATGAAATTCTGACAGATGCCATGAAAGCACTTCTGAACCAGTATCCGGGACTGTATGAAAATGAAACAATCAAATTTGAGGAACTTGGCAAGGAATCAGGAATTGCATTCTCGGCAGACAATGGAGCGTTGGTCTATTCAGAGAAAGAAGATGTTTGCGGCGTAATGCATCAGGTGTGCCAGTATCCATTCTATGTGGTATACCGCACAGCATCCGACAAAGAACGGCAGAAGCTATCTGTTCAGAAGTTCCTGGACAATCTCGGTAAATGGATATGCCGAGAACCAGTTATCATAAACGGCTCTGAGACACGTTTAAATGCGTTTCCAGAGCTTTCACAGGGGCGAGTGATAAAACGTATCACCCGTGACAACTCCTATGGTTTAGAACCGCAGGAGAGTGGCGTACAGGACTGGTTATTACCATTATCGGTACGCTATGAAAATACTTATGAAGTAATATAGCAAGCAACAACCGGCTATCAATCAGAGATAGCCGCTAACCTACACAGCCTTTTAAAAGTTATAGGCAGAAAGGACATTTCTATGGCAGTTACAGGCAAGATTGACCGTAAATATATGGCTCATTATATCGATGCAGGCTCTCTCTGTGGGGGACTGACACCGAAATATGAGCGTCTTGGAAAAGATCTGGAAGAGTACAACGTTGAACTCAACCCGGATACCGAAACATCTAAAAACATTCTTGGAGAATCCACATTCAAACACAATGGCTATGAAGTTTCTTCTGACGCTGATCCGTTCTATGCAGACACTACTTCTGATTTGTTTACAGCATTACAGAAGATTGTAGATGGACGCCTCAAAGACGACAACCTCAAAACAAAAGCAGTTGAGGTTCATCTCTGGACAGAAGCCACAGCAGGCAAGTATGAAGCATATCAGCAGGACTGCTACGTTGTGCCGACAAGCTACGGTGGTGATACATCTGGCTATCAGATTCCGTTTACCGTGAACTATGTTGGCGAACGTGTAAAAGGAAAATTTGACATCAGTTCCGGTACATTCACGGCTGATAGCGAATAAGCACATATACAAGGAGGCACGCCAAATGGCAAAAGTAATTAATACAAAAATTGATGATGGAATTCTCATTTTCACATTCACAAATAACGAAGACGAAGTTTTTTCTTCTTTCAAACTGAACCCGACTGATATCAATGTAGCAGCACGTGCAGAGGAACTGACGGAATACTTTGAGCAGCTTAAAGATTCTATTCAGAAAGTCACTTCTGGCAAAGAAATGGCAGAACTGAACAAACAGATCGAGGATAAAATCAATTATCTGCTCGGATATGAAGCATCAAAAGACCTGTTCAAAGAACCAATTACCGCAACAACCGTTTTCGGAAATGGTCAGGTGTTCGCTTACATTGTTCTGGATAAGATCGCAGAAGCAATTGCGCCGGAAATCGAAAAGAGAAAAAAGAAAATGCAGGCAGCAGTCAATAAGTACGTGGAGAAATATACAAAATGACCGCCTATGAGCTTCCCACCTCACTCAATATAAGTGGGGTGGATTTTTCTATCAGGACAGATTTTCGAGCAATCATTGATATTCTCATAGCCATGAACGACCCGGAACTGGACGAACAGGCAAAAGCAGTTGTTATGTTACAGATTCTGTTTGAGGACTGGCAGAGTATACCGGCTGAGTGTCTGGATGAAGTTTGTCAGAAAGCATCGGATTTTATCGACTGTGGACAATCTGACAATAATCCGAACCACCCTAAACCCCGGTTAATGGACTGGGAACAAGACGGAGATATGATCGTTCCGGCAGTAAACAAGGTTGCCGGTAAAGAAATCAGAGCCGTACCATACATGCACTGGTGGACATTCTTCGGATATTTCATGGAATCCGGTGAATGCCTATTCAATACAGTTGTTGAAATCCGCTCAAAGAAAGTTCACGGAGAACGCCTGGATAAATGGGAAAAGAAATTCTATCAGGAAAATAAGAACATTATTGATATAAAAACACGTCTCAGCGACGAGGAGCAAGCGTACAAAGATGCGCTGAATGAGATGTTGAACCTCAAATAGTTAGGAGGTGGACACATGGCTGCTGATGGCTCAGTCATTATTGATACCAGAATGGACACGTCTGGTGTACAGAACGGCGTGTCAGCAATCAAACAGTCATTTAACGGCCTTGGGAGTGCTGTAAAAAAAATCGGTCTGCTGATTGGTGGGGCGTTTGCAGTTGGCAAGTTAGTGCAGTTCGGAAAAGAGTGCGTGGAGCTTGGCTCTGATCTGACAGAAGTACAGAACGTGGTCGATGTTACATTTACCACCATGTCGGATAAAGTCAATGAATTTGCAAAGAATGCCATGACTTCTGCTGGCCTATCTGAAACTATGGCAAAAAGGTATGTCGGCACGTTCGGCGCAATGTCCAAGTCGTTCGGATTCTCCGAAGCGCAGGCTTATGATATGTCAACGGCTCTAACGCAGCTGACTGGTGATGTAGCATCATTCTATAACATTAGTCAGGACTTGGCTTATATCAAGCTGAAATCAGTGTTTACGGGTGAAACAGAAACGCTCAAGGATCTCGGCGTGGTAATGACCCAGTCAGCACTTGACCAGTATGCACTTGCCAACGGCTACGGCAAAACCACATCTGCTATGACTGAACAGGAGAAAGTGGCTCTCCGTCTGGCTTTTGTGCAGAAGCAGCTATCTGCCGCATCTGGTGACTTTATTCGTACTTCTGACAGCTGGGCGAACCAGGTGCGAGTGATGCAGTTACAGTTGCAGTCTCTCAAGGCAACAGTTGGACAGGGATTGATTAATATTTTTACGCCTGTTCTGAAAGTAATTAACGTTCTGCTAGGTAAACTGGCGACTCTGGCAAATGCTTTCAAAAGTTTTACGGAGCTTATCACTGGCAAGAAATCTTCCGGTCAGACAAGTGGAAGTGGAGCAGGCCTTACAGGCGATGCAAGTGGCGTGCAGGATACGGCAGATGCTTACGGGCAGGCAGCAGACAACGCCGGCAAGCTTGCGGATTCTACGGAAGATGTAGCTGATGCAACAAAAGATGCGGCAAAAGCGGCGAAAGGATATCTTAGTCCGCTCGATGAAATTAATCGGTATTCTACACAGGATACATCATCAACAGCAAGTAAAACTCCGTCGACATCCGGTAGTGGCAGTGGCGGCGGCGGAACATCTCTTCCGAGTGCAGTCAGCAACGTAGATTACGGAAAAGTAGCAGAGGGTGAAACCGCTCTGGATAAAATCAGCAAATCAGCTGAAAAGCTTGCGAAGCTCTTAAAAAAACTCTGGAAACCATTTCAAGATGCTTGGAAAAAAGAGGGCAAGAATACCATTGATGCGGCACAGATTGCCCTGTCTGGAATTGCAAAGCTCGCCAAGAGTGTAGGCAAAAGCCTAGTTGAAGTCTGGACAAATGGTACAGGCACAACGATGCTTACGACCATGCTGAAGATTGCTCAGAATGTGCTTAAGACTATCGGTAACATTGCATCCGGCTTTGCTGACGCATGGAACAAGAACAATGTCGGGACACAGATTATTCAGAACATTGCAGATGCTCTTGTAGTAGTTATGCAGTTTGTTGAGAAAATTGCAGAGGATACGGCAACATGGGCGGCAAATTTGGACTTCTATCCATTGCTGGAATCCATCAGCAATTTGACGAGCGCATTTGCTCCAATTTTGGAATCTATTGGGAATGTCCTTGAATGGATTTACAAAAATATTGTTCTTCCGATGCTGAAATGGGTCATTGAGGTAGGACTTCCGACAGTGGTTAATTTGGTCGCAAAAGTAGCTACGTTTCTTGCCGATCATCAGTCGATCGTTGAAGCGTTCGGTGCGGCCCTGATCGGGGCTTTCGCGGCGGCGAAGATTGCAGGATTGGCATCGATAATCATTAAAAACGTGTCTGGAATCGCTATGGCCGCAAAGGGGCTTATCTCGTTAATGACTGGTACAGGCGGCATCATGGGCGGTATCAAAGCCATTGCAACAGCTATCGGACCAGGTGGAGTCTTTGTTCTTGCAGTCGGCGCATGTATTGCGATTGGTGTATTACTGTACAAAAACTGGGACAAAATCAAAGAAATGGCTGGAAAGGTATGGGATTGGATTTCTAATAAAACAAGGCGTTTTGTTGAGGATATTGGGAATAAGCTCAGAGGTCTAGCTACCAAAATGACGACCATTTGGGGGAACATAAAAGCCAGCGCGCATCAGAAATGGAATGCTATATGGTCTACTGTTAGTGGCTTTGCTGAAAGAATCAAGAACGCTATTGTTGATAAATTCACATCCGCCAAAAACACTGTAGTCGATGTATTTAACGGAATGAGAGATGCTATCAGGTCTGTTCTGAACAATATCATAAGTGTTGTAAATGGCGCTATCAGCAAAGTAAACGGAGTTGTTAGTGCGATTGAATCAGCATTCTCTTTCGGCCCATGGAAAGTACCGACTCCATTCGGCTCAAAGACTATCGGGTTTAAAGCTACTTTCCCAAGAGTTCCGACAGTTCCGTATTTGGCTAAAGGCGCAGTCATTCCACCTAGAAGTGAGTTCCTGGCTGTACTTGGCGACCAGAAACAGGGTAATAACATTGAAACACCAGAAGCACTGCTCAGAAAAATTGTTCGCGAAGAATCTGGCGGACAGCAGAGTAGTGGAAATTATCGTTTTACTGCTCAGATTAACCGAAGAACGGTATTTGATGAAATTATTGAAGAAGCAAAGTTAAGGCGTGATACAAGCGGCAGAAATCCGTTTGAACTGGCATAGGAGGTGAGCGCATGGCGTCTATATTATTAAGCAAATCTATAACGGATAGGTATAAGATAAACGGCAAACGCATGCCTCAGCCGGACAAGGATATGACGTGTAATTTTGAAACAACTTACTCCGAAGGAAGTAATCGTACACAATTTGGAAAAGCTATATTGGTTCCGTTATTTACAGTTATTCAGTATGGCTATGAAGCTAGTAATATACCAGTAGGTGAAGCAGAAGAACTTATAAATGCAATAATACATGGGGAACCTTTTAATTTGTACCACTATTCCATCAGACACCATGATTGGCGCACAGAATCATTCTATGTTGGAAAGGGAACGTTTTCCCTGGCTTGTGTGGCACCTGGTGAAGAATACTATTCCAAGATATCTTGTAACATGCAGGGGGTGAATCCACTTGATTAATGTATCAGACGCATTTAAACAAAAACTACAGGACGGAAAGAAAGTCTGGCAGGAAGTGGAAATCACTTTCCCTGACGGAACTGTAAAAACCGCAAAAGATGAAATTATGGGTGAAAACTGCACCTTTTCTGATTGCGCTGAAAGTAGCAGTTTTCCAATTGGTTGTGTTGTGTGTAAGTCCATGACGCTTGAGTTAGACAACTCTCAGGATCAGTGGAAGGATTATTATTTCTATCAGGCGAAAGTCCATGCATATCTCAAAATGCAGATTGACGCCAGTACAGTCGAAACCATCGATAAAGGCGTATATACAATCACGACACCGGAGCAGTACGGTGAAACGCTTAATTTTACGGCTCTTGATGATATGTATAAAGTGAATGCGGCTTATGCATCTAATCTGGCTCTTCCACAGTCGGTAGAGACCCTTGTCAGAGATGCGTGTGAAACTCTCGGCATCCCATTTGGCGGAACAATGCAGCATGGTAATCTGATTATATCAGAGATTCCAGAGAATATGACATTTCGCCAGTTATTCGGATGGGCGGCAATGCTTGAGACTGCGAACGCCCGTCTGGATAACAGAGGATACTTGCAGTTTATTAGATGGGATTTTTCCAATGTACAAGAAGATTACAGCGCAGTAGTGGACGCTGATGGAAATGTAATATTTAAAGGCGGCGCAAATATTGACTCAGAGAGCTTTATCAGTCCGACAGGGAACTGGACAATTGATAGTGATGGATTCTTGACACTGATCGAATCAGCTACTGACGCATCTGAAAAGCTCAAAGACTTTTTTACAAGTCCAACTGTTTCTAGTGATGATATTATAATCACTGGAATCAAGCTAAAAAATAGAGAAAATGAAGCCATGCACGGAAGTACAGGATATGTTCTTGAATTGGAGAACGACCTTGTTGCGGATTCGGACTTGGAGACGGTAGCTGCTCAAATCGGCGATTCCATAATTGGGGCCAAATTCCGCAATATGTCGGGAGAACTTGCATATAATCCACTCATTGAGTTCGGAGATATGGCATATACTTACGACCGCAAATGGAACAGGTATGTAACTCCGCTGACGGACGTTTCTTGTTCTGTTAATGGGAAAACTACTGTAAAAACTCAAGCCGATGATCCGATAAGAGGAATGAGCAAGTTTGTTTCTGATGGAACGAAAGCCATTGTTGAAGCAAGACGACTTGCTAAAATTGAAAAGACTGAACGAGAAAAGGCAATAGAGCGTTTAGCTGGAATGCTTGTATCTTCTAGCGGTCTGTATATGACGCAGGAGCCACAGCAGGACGGCAGCATCATATACTACATGCACAACAAAGCAACCATAGCAGAATCTAACATAATCTGGAAGCTGACAGCAGAAGCATTTGCCGTATCAATCGACGGTGGAAAAACATATCCCTACGGCTTTGCGGTGACTGGTGAATTAATAACCAGGCTACTCTATGCAGAGGGCATCAACGCCGACTATATTAATGCAGGAACGCTCATCGTAAGAGACAAAAGTGGAAATGCGATATTTGAAGCGGATATGGATACCGGATCAGTTACTCTTGACGGAAGTTGCGTGACTATTGGCGGTAAGCCACTTGATGAAAAAATTGAAGATGTTGAGAACATGGCAGCTCTGGCCAGAAACATGACCATACAGCTTGATAACGACTATCAAGGCATCCCGGTTGACAGCGATGGTAACTATACAGAGTTTCCGGAGTGCACCACAACAGCGACCGTCATGTACGGCACACAGGACATTACGGATAACTGCACGTATACGATTACGACGTCTCAGAACATACAGGGAAGCTGGAATAAGGAAACTAAGACATACACTGTCACCGGGCTGACCGCAGACAGCGGATGGGTGAACATCAAGGCGGCATATCTGAATAACCTTGTTATATCGAAACAGTTCTCACTTGCGAAACAGTACGCCGGGCCGCAAGGAATCCCGGGCGTTGGAACAGATGGAAAGACAACGTATCTGCATATCCGATACGCACCGGTACAGAACCCGACAGCGGCGCAGATGAGCAAGACACCAAACAAGTATATCGGAACTTATACGGACTTTTCCGGCGTTGACAGTACTGACCCGAGCAAGTACACATGGGCCAAGTTTGAAGGCGACCAAGGAGCGCAAGGCCCGAAAGGAGCAGACGGCAAGTCGTCTTATACGTGGATGAAATACGCCACAAGACCGGATGGACTTGACATGTCAGACAGCCCGGATTATGTGCCACTGTTAGACAGCGCTGGCAGTCCGATTCTGGATAGTGCCGGAGAACAAATCTATACGGTGACACAGGCAACCTATATCGGCATCGCAACGAATAAAGACACGGCTACAGAAAGTACCAATCCGGCAGACTATACGTGGAGCCGGTTCCGTGGCGTCGATGGATATGACGGAAAGGACGGAGCAAACGGCATCCCGGGAAAAGACGGTAAAGACGGAAAGACACAGTACACGCACCTTGCTTATGCCAATAGCGCAGATGGAACGAAAGACTTTTCGGTATCTGACGGAAACCGTGAATACATTGGCATGTACGTGGATTTCGTGGAAGCCGACAGTACTGACCCGACGAAGTATACGTGGTCACTGATTAAGGGAGCAAACGGAGCGCAGGGCGTGCCGGGAACACCGGGAGCGAACGGAAAAACACCATACTTCCACATCGCTTATGCGAACAGTGCTGATGGAAAAGCCGGATTCTCCGTGGATAACAGCGATGATAAGCTGTATATCGGGCAGTACACCGATTACACACCGGATGACAGCACTGACCCAACAAAATACAGTTGGACAAAGATTAAGGGCGAACAGGGAAATGCCGGAAGGACTTACTTCTTCCAGAGTAATGCAGATGTGTTACTGATGGGGGCAGATAAGAGAATAACACCGGCGCCGCTCATTGTGGATTCTTTCTACAGGGATGGAAACGGCGAGATTGCACAGTCACAAAAAGGTTGGTGGAAACTTGAAAAATCCACCGACAACGGCGCTACATGGTCAGCGCTCACGGTATCGCAGACTGCGGCACTTGACCGGTTGAGTATTAACGTCAATAACCTGTCGCTCAAGGCTCACAATATGCTCAAGGTTTCGCTGTATTTTGACCAGGCAAAAACGAAGCTTGCGGACTATCAGACGTTTTCCGTGGCGGTTGATGTGGCATCACTGACACAGGAACAGATAGTTGATATCCTATCAGACGGCGGAAAGTTCAAGGGTCTGTATTATGGCAAGGATGAGAGTGGAAACACGACACTGTATATATCTTTCAATGCCATGAAAGGTGGTGTTATCAGTCTTGGCGGCATGAATAACGGAAACGGTCAGCTGAAGATTTACGATGCTGACGGAAATCAGATATCGAGATTAGGATATACCGGATATGTCGTACTTAACAAGAACACCGGAAACCCGATGGTATCTCTTAACACTGCCGGATTGCGATTATATACGGACTACACAGATGCAGACAACTACAATGCACTGATGCTTGGAAAATACGGATTGTACGCACAGAAAGTCCAAAATAAAGTGCTTGAACTTTGGATGGAAGGTGATACGAGTAAAAAGTGGGAAGGTTACATTGTACGTTATTTGAACAACAAAGTCCGAATAAACACGAACTCACTTTTCACGGACGGATGCGAACTTGGAGCAAATTTTTCGACAGATGGAAGTGCAACTATTGGCAAAAGCTTGAGCGTAGGCGGAAACGCAACTGTCGATGGAACCCTTATGTTTTACGACTTGGAGAATCAGGCAAAAACATCCGGCAAAGTCAAAAGACAGCCGGTAGCGTCCGTAAGCGCAGATGATTCGCAAGTGGCCTATCTTTTTTCAGGAACGGGTAGTAAACATGGAGCCACGGCAACATACAGACGTTTAGGAATCCGTGCTAAATGGGGTGGATCTGGATTTAGCACAGACTATCTATATACAACCTCACAAGTTTCCGACATCCGCCTGAAGGAGAACATCGAAGCCAGTGAAACAGACGCTCTCGAAACGGTTAACCGCATGAAAGTCCGTCAGTTCGATTGGAAAGAGCAGATGGGCGGATGGCATCAGAACATCGGCTTCGTGGCGGACGAGCTGGAAGAAATCGACCCGAACTTGGCACTGGGCGGCGGATATGACGAAAACGGTGAGATGGACATTAAACAGATTAACAGTCCGTATCTTCTCAATTACGCAATCAAAGCCATTCAGGAACTCAGTGCAAAGGTTGATGAACAGGAAAAACATATCAAGGAATTAGAAAGGAGATTACAAAATGGCAAAATTTAATGAGTACACACAGAAAGCAACACCGGAAGATGCAGATACACTGATGATTTATGATGCGGCGGCGAAGGCAAACAAGCTTTCACCGTTCAGTGGAATCTGGAACTGGATTGTTGGAAAACTGACCAATGCGGTCATCAGCAACTTGCAGACCAATAACAAGTCCGTGGTGGGGGCTTTAAATGAATTAAATAGTAAGGCAGTAAGAAGCGTTGGCAATATAACACGAGCTTCATTCCGATCAGGTCAAAACGGCATCAAAAATATTTACATTGATTTTTACGATTCAAATAATTCGAAAACAAGTTTGGCATTTACTACAGATGGAGAAAATGCAATTAAGTTCCTTGTTAACGACGAGGAAAAATGGAAGGTTGTCGTAAAATAATTTTCCTCTTCCCATTTAGTTCATTAAAAATTTCATAAAAAGCTACCAATGGAGTGTGCGTTCTCCACGCAGAAACGTGGATTAAAATGTGAAAGGAGTTGACAGAA